GTGTCTTAAAACATAAAAGCAAGTCGTTCTTTGAACGTGGTCGATTCATGGCTAGCGAATTGCGAGCTATTCAATCAAGGGCCTTACAGAAATATGATGAGCCCTTCGAGTCAATCGTGGTCGAGAAGAACTCGGTCATGGGGCCAAATCAACAATCTATGATCAGCATTGGAATTGTAACAGGCATCATCCTCGGACGGCTGATTGCCGACAATGTTTATTTTGTGAACGTGTCGACTTGGCGCAAATACTGGAAGTTCAGCTACAAAGACCGTAGCAAGAAGTCGATGAAGCTGCAGGCCGTTGCTAAAGTGGCCGATGGTTTTTGTCTGAACGTCAAAGATGACGAAGCAGATGCTATCCTGATTGGTTCATACTTCGTAAACCATGGCCAAGAATTCGGAGACCTGGAAAGCCACAAGATAAGTTAAAGGAGCAGGAAGAATGAAGAAACAAGAATTAATTAAACATATCGAGGATTTGCCTTACAAAGAGGGTCCTATTGTCGATAAAATTGACATAAGCAGAAAAGGGCTTTTGGAACTAGTGAAACAACTAGACGAATCAGAAACAGTCACAATCCCACAATTTGTGGCGGGTTGGATAAAATATTGCAAACTTACTGGTGTTAATCTGTACCACGCTTTAGAAATGGGGGATCTATATTTTTGCAACTATGCAAACCAAAAAGATTATTCAAAACTAAAAGAGTTTTTTGAAGTTAAAGGAAACCAAGAACTCTTCGCTCGAGCGTGGCTGGACGGCTACACAGTTGAGGAGGAGAAAAAATACAAAATAACACTTCTAAACAGAAATGACGGGGACTTATATCTCGTCAACCAAAATGCTGACTTAGCAGATAAATACGGACATTTTTCTCCCGTAGTGCTCCTTTTTACAAAATGCACTAATTTTTCAAAAAAGTGCTACGAACTCACGAAAAAGGAAGTAGTTTCGTATGATTTCGGCTGGGTATTCGATTGCCCAGGGATACAGATTGAGGAGGTGAAAGATGAGTGACTTTCTAAAAGGTATTGGAGCAGTAACATTGATGTTATCAACAGTTGCAGTCGTTTTCCTTGCTGTTTGCGGGCTTATTGAATGGTATTTTACGTGGGTCTTTTCAATTTTTCCAATCAAACCTTATTTAATACCAATCCTGTTAGTACATTCTTTTCTTTTTGGAGGATTGGTATTCCTTGTAGGAAGTTTAGTTGAACTAATCGGCAAAAGGAAATCTAAAAGATAAAAAAATAGGAGATGAGGTGAGGTTATGAAATGTACGAATTAAAAGACAAATTATTTATTATAACTCTAGTCGTGTTTGCCTTTGTTTTAGGCGCGATCCTTGGCAACGTGGCACCGCTAAACCCACTGCCCAAGAAACAACCCATCATCATCCACACCGTCGATAATGCAGGCGGTGTGATGGTAGGGCAAATCACAGACAAGGAAATCGTAGAGGGGCGGTACACAGTCACGGCTGAGGCTTATGGTAAGTTTTTGATTACCAAAGAGCAGTACGAGAACCTCAAAGTTGGTGACCCGATCCCTGAGTATTTGAAGAAAAGAGGAAGTTAAGATGGGAGAAGCGAAATGAAAATTATTGAAGGTTCAAACACAACAGCCAAAGTTTTTACAAATTTGATTGATGATGTCACATCAAACCAAATTGAACTAATGCTCAATGAAGCTATAACAGAAGGAGCTACTGTCAGAATTATGCCTGACACTCATTTTGGCAAAGGGGCAACTATTGGAACAACTATCAAACTTCCAGATGATAGGTCTGAATGGAAGATTGCTCCTCAAGTGGTAGGTGTTGACTTGAGTTGTGGAATGATGTCGGTCAAAATCACCGAAAAGGATATTGACCTAAAAAAACTTGATAAAGTAGTTCATCAGGTAGTCCCAGCTGGGAACAGGTTGCACGCAATTCCTCAAAGGAACATAGATGACCTTATTAGTTCACTGTCTTTTGCCCCAGAGAAAGTAGAACAGCATAAAAAAGGGCTTGGAACTCTTGGAGGAGGAAACCACTTCATAGAATTGTCGGTTGATGAAGAAGGGAACTACTGGCTGACTGTCCATTCTGGCTCAAGGTCGTTTGGTGCTGAAATTGCAAGACATCATGAACGAATTGCCAAGAAATATCATTCTGACCATAGCGAAGAAATCAAGGAGATCATTTCTTCTTTGAAAGAGCTAGGAAGGGAAAAAGATATTGAGTCCGAAATCATGTCTTTCAAAAACAGCCAGAATTTTCCAGAAATCCCATACCTAGAAGGGGAATTGCTTCAAGACTATCTGAATGACATCCGATCGGCCGACCAATATGCAGCGTTGTCAAGACAGGTTATGCTCCATAATATTGCAACAGAAATGGGTTGGGAATCCAGTTTTCTCTTTGATTCGGTTCATAACAACATTGATGATGTCAATGGTATTATCAGAAAGGGCGCTACATCAGCGCAAGAAGGAGAATTGCTGATCATACCATTGAACATGCGTGACGGTTCTTTGATTTGTGTAGGAAAAGGGAACGCCGACTGGAATTTCTCAGCCCCTCATGGCGCTGGCCGCCTTCTTTCTCGGAAAGCAGCTAGAAAATCAATCAAACTAGAAGATTATCAAAAGCAGATGAAAGATGTTTACACCTCATCAGTAGGATTGCAAACGCTGGATGAAGCCCCTGGAGCATATAAACCAGCTCAGTTGATTATTTCTTCAATCTGGCCAACAGTGGAGATAAAACATCACTTGAAGCCAGTGTATAACTTTAAAGCTCATTAAGGAGGTCAAAAATGAAACCCAAAAGAAGACCCTACACTGGAAAAATCAGAATTGTAAGAAAAGAAATGCCAAGGTTTATCATGCTGAGTTATACTGCTTTTGATAGTAGGTTGGTTGACCTCATTGACACAATGGTTCAAACTGGAATAAGTGAAACGCTAATTACTTTCAAAATTCCTAGGTTCTTCTCATACGAAGAAAAACAAATCAGAGTGCCGTTACCGCTAATTAAAGTTGTAAAAATTCTTAATCAGTACTAAAAAAGCCAAGGCACTCTCTGCCTCAGCTAGTAGTTCTCGCAAAGACTATTATACCACAAAGGAGATAGAGAGTGAACAAGGCTAAAGAGCTATTGAAAGAATTACAAGACCTGGATATGGACATTCAAAGCCGTATAGATGAAATCAATGAGCTTGAGGCTGGTTTGCTCTCAAGTCCGAAGTGGACTGATGTAAAAGTCCAAGGTGGTCAAGCTAAAAAAGTTGATGATGTCTATACTCAGCTTGTCGTGATGAAAGAAGCTATAGAACAGGACACCAAGGAAGTTATTAACAGGAAACTTGAATTGGGTAGAATGATCAACAGGCTTAAAAATCCAAAATACAGGGCAATCCTAAGAATGACATATATTACTAAAACGTATATCGAGGATATTTGTGATAAGTTATCAATCAGCAAGAGCTCGTATTACAGCATGCGTAAGGTTGCTATTGAGGAGCTGGAGGTAATTTTGGAATAATTTGGAATTTCTTGAGTTATCTTGAGAATATCTTGAGAATATCTTGAGAATATGTGTTAATCAAAATAATCTTGATGTGCACTGTAACGATAATCTGTTAGAATGGTAGTATCAAGAATTAAACAAAGGCACCTTAGGCAACGACCTAGAAAAGCTTCTGAAAAACTGCTGGCTTGGGTTACCAGTGGCGATAGAGTAGGATGTTTTAATATCGCAAAAAAAGACTACACAAAATAAAAAAAGAAAGTAATTTCTAATTAACACGCAAGTCTGTAGTCTACTTGCAGTTGGAACGTAGCTCAATTGGTGGAGCGGTAGACTTTTAATCTATTGGTTGCAGGTTCGATCCCTGTCGTTCCAATTGTATCTCTGTGAGTAGCTATCACAATAGGGGTACAGGGCGGTAATTAGATTTAGGCTAATTAACCTGTAGGACAGAGATAAAGTAGCGCTATATAAGGCTCTGGTGGGGGAGGCACCCACTTACCGCATACAGTCACTCTTTGAGTGGCTTTTTATTTTGTCGGAAAGGAGGTAGTCCGGTGAGTGGATAAATTAACCCCAAAACAAGAGCTATTTGTCCAAGGGATAATCTCCGGACTATCTCAAAGACAAGCATATAGACAGGCTTACAAAGCCGAAAAAATGAGCGATGCAGTAGTTGACAATAAAGCATCTGCTATTTTCAATAAGGGTGAGGTAAGGGTTAGGTATCGTGAGTTACTCAAACAGTTCTCTAATATGTCCTTATGGTCCAGAGAGCAGGCTTTCAATGAGTATGAATGGCTGAAGAACAAGGCCAGAGCCAGCATTGAGAATGAAGGTATTAGACAAGCTAATTCAAATGCCTTTCTTTCAGCTTTGGATGGCATGAACAATATGGCGTGGAAAGACTTTGAGTTGACAGATGAGAAAATCAGACAAGAGATTGAATTGCTCAAAATCAAGATTGAGAGAAATCAAGACTCTAAGTCCGATACTACTCTCATGGAAGCTCTCTTAAATGCGGTAAAAGGTGGTGATGAGGTTGAAGATTGATTTTTCAAGCAAACAACTCAACATCATTCGTAGACCGTTCAACTATGAGCTTGAGGTCAACGAGGGCACGCCTCGAAGCGGCAAGACAACCGCTGGTCATTTTAGGTATGCAAGATACTTGATTGAGTCACCAGACGAGAACCATCTTATAGCTGCATACAATCAAGAGCAAGCCTACCGTCTATTCATTGACGGTGACGGCACAGGTCTAATGCACATCTTCGATGGCAATTGTAAAATCAAGCATGATGAGCACGGAGACCACCTCTTAATTGATACGCCCAACGGAACCAAGCGTGTCTATTACAAAGGGGGCGGTAAAGCCAACAGTGTAGGTGCTATCACTGGTATGTCTTTAGGGTCAGTAGTCTTTTGTGAAATTAACCTGCTGAATATGGATTTTATCCAGGAAGCATTCAGAAGGACGTGGGCTGCTAAGCTCAGATACCATCTAGCTGACCTAAACCCTCCAGCACCACAACATCCAGTTATTAAGGATGTCTTTGACGTCCAAAATACACGCTGGACGCATTGGACCATGGATGACAATCCCATTCTGTCAGAAGAGCGTAAGCAATCTATTATTCAATCGCTGAAGAAAAATCCTTATCTCTACAAGAGAGACGTACTTGGTCAGAGGGTGATGCCTCAGGGCGTTATTTATGGCCTATTTGATCTTGATAAGAACATCAAGGATAGTTTAGTCGGCGAACCTATGGAAATGTACTTCAACGGCGATGGTGGGCAATCTGACGCCACTTCAATGTCATGTAACATTGTTACTAAGCACAGAGAGAATAACAAGACATTCTTCAGACTTAACCGTGTAGCTCATTACTACCATAGCGGGGCTGAAACTGGCCAAATAAAGGCTATGTCCACCTACGCTGTCGAGCTTCGAGCATTCATTCAGTGGTGTGTTAGCAAGTATCAAATGCGCTATAACGATGTCTGGATTGACCCAGCGTGTAGATCCTTACGAGAGGAATTGCACAAGCTAGGCATTCAGACAAGAGGGGCTTTAAACAATGCCCATGACGTCAGCAGTAAGGCGAAGGGTATTGAGGTAGGTATTGAGCGTGGTCAAAACATTATCTCTTCAGGTCAGTTCTTGCTTATCAATCATCAGGAAGAAGAGTACGACCACTATCACTTTTTGAAAGAGATTGGTCTTTACAGCCGTGATGATAACGGACGGCCGATTGATAAAGATAACCACGCAATGGACGAATTTAGAT